TTAGTCCATAAAATAACGGGGCTTAATAAATTAAACGGAAAGAATTTTAATCCGCTTTCGGGTCTGCCGACATAAGACATATTAATTTGTGAAAATGCTTCTTCGGGCGTCCATAACCTCCAATCATTAAATCCTAAATTGTTAGAATTATGAGCGTTAGTTACAGAGTTCGCCCAATTATTTGCGGGGTGTATTGTTAGGTCAAATCCTAACCCCGTCAAATTGCATACCGCGTAATTATTTGAATACGCTTGTCCTCCTAACTCGTCAGTCCACCGTTGAATATTTGAATAAACATTATTTTGCTTTAAAAATCTATATCTGTCCGCAACGGGTAAATTATTATTTAATGTGGCTGTATGGATAGGATAAGGAACTAAATTATAATTATAAGTTCCGTTATTAATATGCCATTGATGGTCGCCAACATAAGTAGGTAATTGAGTAATCGCAATTAGAGTATCTAAAGGTCTACGATACCGAATGTTAGCGGGTATAATCCCGCCTCCGCCTCCACTCCTTGCTATGCGTATTACATCGCCCACTTTTAACTTCTTGGTTTTTGAGTAAATAAATATTCAACTGTTCCCGCTGATGCTGTCCCCCCATTATGATTTACGCGGATATGCGTAAAGGAAAGTTGAGTATCTTCTACCGCGTCAACTGTGCTAACATCTGTAAATAAAGTATCATAATCAAACCAAGTAATCCCGTCGCTTGAAACCTCAACCGTATATGTAGGAATACCAATTACACCAACATTTTTTGGGGTTATATTCCATACATAATTAGCACATTGAGGCGTTAAAGCATCGCTTATTTCACTAACGGTTGCATCGTGAGTAATCCCGTCAGAGGTAAAAACAAAGTTATATTGTAATGGCTTACTCATTATGGTAGCATTTTAGCTGTTTGTTCTCTTAAAAAAGTTCGCATAGTTTCTTCGGTATATGGTAATCCTCCAACCTCCGCATTTTCCCATTCGGCTAAAGCGGATTTATTAATTACTACCGTACCTCCTCCCGTCGCGTTTACTTCCTTTAGAGTAAATGCGGTTGGAGTTTCAACATAAATACTATTTTTCATCGAATATTCCGCTATTGGCTCGGCTACTCCCGTTGCATTTGATGAGTGAATTATGTAGTTAAAATCTGTGTATAAAAAGTTCATTGTCTTTAATTTTTAATATTTATATCCAAGCGTTTACGCTCTTATGCTGTCCGTTATATTTTTGCCAATCATAGTTGTTCGGGTTGTCGCAAATAATCCATTGAATCGCTTTAAAAGTCCTTATAGCGTCATTGTAATTTGTATAGATATTTGTTTCGTGGAAAAATGCTTGTTCCGAATTGACTTGCTTATTTATGTTTACGCCTCCGATATTATTCTTAACCTTAGAATCTCTAATGTATTCAAAGTAAATTAAGAGCGTAAGCATCTTTAGAATCCCGTCGCTCGTTATTAAATTACAACTGTCATCTTTAGCGAATGGAAACCAAATTTCTTGAAACTTTGGGGCTGTCGGCATAACTCCCGTTATAGCAAAATCAACCGCAAAATCTGTATAGAGTTCCGCTCCTAAAAGTTCACGCAAAAATTCAACCTCATATTTATCAATATAAATATCCAAGTCGCTTATAGAATACTTGTCTTTGGCAACAACATCTTGCCCTTGAAAATCTGTATTATTAACGTAAAGTCCCATTATTTACCGCCTCGTTTTTTCTTATTTTTCTTTGATGATTTCTTTTGTGAGCCTCCACCATTTATTAAATTTTCTTTTGACTGTCCCCCATCTTCCGATGAGGTTTCCACGTTTCCCAAATCGTCCCCCGTTTCTTTATTGCTTTCAACAGCGTAACCCGATTTAATCCAAGCGTCTATATTCTCTTTAGGCATTTGTACTATGTCGCCTTTCTTAAATCGTCTACTTGGATGGTCTTTAATGAATTTTAAATCTATCATAACTAAGGTTTTTTACCACCAAATCCCCGCTAATTTCTTAGCGGGGTTTTGTATGATTAAAGGTGTTAAGTTATTACGGTTTCGTAATCGCTATAATCGCACCCGCAATACTTGGAACGTGCATAAATGCGTTCGCATCTACATTTCGTACCCTCATATTCAAACGCTCAAACGCTTTAACCGTAACTAATTCCTTTTCGAAATTGTCATTATTTTCAAATCCAAATTCAACTGTAACCTCTTTACGAGAATAAACAGTTCCTTTTGTAGAATCCATAATATACATTTCGTCAATAGGAACTAATTGATTAGTGATTATTCTAACCGAGCCAATATTTACACCGTCATTAGTAATCCAATTAGGGATTAAATAGTTGTTATTTAAATCCTTTTCTAACGTCATAAGACAAGCGTCAGCGGGATTAACAATAGCAACATTTGCGTTGAATTTATTGTTTTGTCCGAAGTCTGAAATTTGACACGCTGTAACTCTTATCAAGTCAATCAACGTTGGAGTTTGAACACTTACAGCATAAGCACCCGCCCCGAATGTTGAAGCAACTGATGCAACCCCGTTTAGGTTAGGATAAACCCCATCCCCTAATAATAGTCCCTCATCAACTTTCAATCTAACATCGGTATCAACTAAACCTCTGATTTCGCTTTCAACAAAATCATAATCGTCCATCATATCAATACAAACATCAACAAAATCTCTTACCTTAGAAATTTGCATAGTTCTAACTTGCCAAGTGATTTTAGAATTATGAGTTGATGGAGCACACCCCGCAACATTCTTAGCATCTCTAACAACAGTTTCTTGGTCATTGTATTTAACATACTCTGAACTTGTATTTCTGTTAGTAAATAGGCTTCTCATAAACGGTTGTCTTGTAGCAATTTGTCCTACACCCGCTTCCATTTCTGCGAAGTCTGTACCAACTGTAATATCTCCCGCATTTTGTGATGCTTTGATTTCCAATCTAACAGTCTTACCACCGCTTTTTAACATAGCTTTGATTTCATCTTTGCTATCTTCTAAAGCCTTAAAAACAGATGCTTGGAAAGATAAATTTTCTTTCTTTGTACTTGCTTCTAATTCCTTAGATAACTTCGCTATTGCTCCGCCTTGTGCCTCTAAAGATGTTTTCATAGACGCTAAATTTGCTGATGTTAATTCCTTGATTTGTTTTGCCAAATCGTCTTTATTAGCACCATCATTTTTAGTCGCCTCCATTAAATCATTGATTGATTTTGTTTGCCATTTTATAAGGTCGGCAAGGTATTTAGAATTTTCTTCGTCTGTAAAATCCTTTCTTTCATCGTCAGATTTTTGTACGAAATTCTTAACCCCGTCTTTCATTATAAACCATATTGGTAAACTTGCAACGGATACGCCACCGATAGCTGATGCACTTAGGCAATCATAAATCGTGTCCATACCCATTCCCGAACACCCTACGGATATTCCTAATGCTATCATTCCAAGCATTATACACGCAAACGCTCTTAGATTGTTTGCGAATTTATTATGTAATTTTTTCATTATTTTAATTTTAAAAGTTATTTAATATTTGATTAATTAATTGTTTTGATTTTCCGTCATCGTCAGTAACCTTATTATCCGAATCCTCATTTTTTGGAGTGGACTTTTTGGTTGGCTGTTCTAATTTCAAATCGGTAATTATTTGCTTCACTTGTAAAAATTCAAGGTCTATATTTTTCCTTGCTTCCTTACTGTCCGCGTTTGATTTAAGTTGTGCATTTAATAAATCTACCCTTTCGAGTAAATCGGTTTTAATTTTATTGTTTTCCTCCTTGCTTTTACTCCCTAAATATGGGGTTAGTTTATTTGCTCCAAAACTAACAACAGAGATTTCAAATAATTCTATTTCTTTTACTACCCAAAAGAAGCCCATCGCATCGGCTACTTCGGGGTTGAGTGCTAAAGGGTAAAACTCATTCCAATTCTTAACTTCGTTTTGGTCTTGGCTGTTTGCGTCTGCAATCTCTATAACCTTATATCTAAACCCTAT